AACCAGCCATGGGCGGTGCGTCTACTATATCTGATATCATAAAGAATATAGACGGATCTATAGACGTGTTCATAAGTAGAAGTCCTGAAGGATTGGTTGAGATCGTTAAGTGGAAAACAATTGGGGCGACCGTCCCAGTAACAATCGAGTATAACTTAGAATTTTAAGATGCGTTCACCGAACTACTTTATTATAAAACCTTATAATGGAGCTAGATACGATAACATCAAGAAGTTTGGAGACGTAGACTTTGTGATGTCCTCATCTGTTGAGGATCACACGGTAACTAACCGCTTCGCAGTTGTCCAGTCTACCCCAAGTTGGTACGAGGGTCCAATAATCCCAGGAGACGTTGTAGTGGTTCACCACAACACGTTCAGGTTGTACTACGACATGGACGGCAGAGAGGCCAGCTCGTGGACGTTCTACAAGGACGACATATACTTAGTCGACATAGACCAGATGTACCTGTACAGAAGAGATGAAGGCCCATGGAAGGCGATTGCTCCCTACGCGTTTATTAAGCCACAGAAGAACGACAACACGTCGTCTGTGCTTACACACTACGTGGAGAAGAGTACGTTCGGAAATATTGTATATTTACCAGACGGAGAGAAGGAACTAGAGGTGGGCATGGAGGTATCCTTCAAGCCAGGATCTGAGTACGAGTTTAAGATAGACGGAGAGAAGTTGTACCGAATGAGAACTAGGAACATATGTCTGACGACCTAAGAAAACAACGAGAGAGAATACTAACGGCTGGACAGAAGGCTGTTGAGGAGTTGATAACGGTTCTGAGTAGTAAGATACTCACAGCTGGTGGAGACGACTCGGACCTATCGGCCGACAAGATGAAGAACGCAGCAGCTGCAAAGAGACTGGCGTTTGAGGACGCACTGTCTATAAACGAACAGATAGAAAAAGAACGTGCCAAGTTTGATGAGACGCTAGTCCCAGAGATAACCATGGGCAACAAAGGATTTGCGGAAGGAAGGGCAAATGGAAGAAAGTAAGTACTCTCTATATAGGGTCCTAAAGGACCACGTAAACATAAACGCGATGACAAAGCGTAACTCATTGAAGTCCTGGAAGTATGGATACGATGAGGACTACGACGTTATTATAATATCTAGAGATGGAACACTGGGAGAGGTGTACGAGATAGACGGCCTAATCATAGGCCTTCCTAAGCTACAAGAGAAACTAGAGGACGGACCTAATAAGTGGGTTGCGGCAGAGTATCCAAAAGAATTATCAAAGATAAAGACAGTGTTTGACTGGAACAGACACGACAACATATTTAAGTCAAAGCATATAGACTACATAGAGCAGGAGTACAGCAGACGTGAGAACGGTCACTGGTTCATGAATAATGGTGTACCTACGTACATTACTGGGACTCACTACATGTACTTGCAGTGGTCAAAGATTGATGTCGGACTACCAGACTTCCGTGAGGCAAACAGAATACTATACATACACTGGGCTGCATGTGTTGCAGATAAACGATCGTTCGGTCAGTGCTACCTAAAGAACAGACGTTCTGGGTTCTCGTTCATGTCCTCAGCGGAGATTGGAGACACGGGCACACTTGCCACTGACTCTAAGCTTGGTATACTATCCAAGTCTGGTCAGGATGCCAAGACAATGTTTACGGACAAGGTCGTTCCAATTGTTAACAACTACCCGTTCTTCTTTAGACCTATACAGGATGGTATGACTAATCCTAAGACCGAGCTAGCGTTTAGGATTCCAGCATCTAAGATCACCAAGAAGAACATGGATAAGGAACAGACCGAGGATATGGATGGACTTGATACTACGATCGACTGGAAGAACACCGCAGACAACTCATATGATGGGGAAAAACTACTAAGACTTGTTCACGACGAATCGGGCAAATGGCTAGTACCCAATAACATACTAAATAACTGGCGTGTAACAAAGACATGCCTTCGTCTAGGATCTAAGATTATTGGCAAGTGCATGATGGGCTCAACCTCTAACGCACTGTCTAAGGGTGGTGAGAACTACAAGAAGATGTTCTCAGACTCAGACGTAAAGACAAGGTCTGCCAATGGACAGACTAAGTCAGGGCTTTATAGCCTATTCATCCCTATGGAGTATAACTTCGAGGGTTACATAGACGAGTACGGACACGCCGTTATAGAGGATCCTAAGAAGCCAGTGATGGGTATCGACGGTGAACTAATCAAGATAGGTGTTATAACGTACTGGAACAATGAGGTTGCTGCACTAAAGAACGACGCTGACGCACTGAATGAGTTCTATCGTCAGTTCCCTAGGACCATATCACATGCGTTCAGGGACGAGTCAAAGCAGTCACTATTTAATCTTACAAAGATATACCAGCAGATCGACTATAACGACTCTTTGATTAAGGAGCGCATACTAACTAGGGGTAACTTCAGCTGGAAGGGTGGTGTTATCGATAGCGAGGTTGTGTGGACTCCAGAGACTAACGGAAGGTTCTTGATCGCATGGCAGCCTCCATTAGAGTTAAGAAATAGGAGAGAGAAGGACAGGCATGGTAAGCACGTTCCAGGAAACAAGCACCTAGGTGCGTTTGGGTGTGACCCTTATGATATATCTGGAGTTGTGGGTGGTGGTGGATCTAACGGTGCACTGCATGGCAAGACCAAGTTCCATATGGAGCAGGCTGCCCCAGTTAACCAGTTCTTCTTAGAGTATGTCACAAGGACACAGACGGCAGAGATATTCTTCGAGGACGTGCTGATGGCTCTTGTGTACTACGGCATGCCATGCCTAATTGAGAACAACAAGACAAGGCTCCTTTATCACTTAAAGAATAGGGGATACAGGGCATACTCGGTAAATAGACCAGACAAACACATCTCTAAGCTATCAAAGACAGAGCTAGAACTTGGTGGTGTGCCTAACTCATCTGAAGACATGAAGCAGGCTCACGCCTCCGCTATAGGATCCTATAATGAGGAGCACGTAGGATATGACGCAGAGGGCACGTACAGGGACCCAGACGAGATGGGTAACATGTACTTTACCAAGACGTTAGAAGACTGGGCTAGGTTTGATATAAATAATCGTACAAAGCATGATGCGTCCATAAGTTCTGGCCTTGCAATTATGGCTACGAGGGAGTATACCTTTGAGCGCCAAATCGAAAAGTCGAAAATTATGTTTAATTTTGCAAGGTATGATAATAAGGGATCAAAAAGTCAATTTAAGATATAATGGATAAACCATCTATAAACATAAAAAACAGCCCCTTTCCAAGTCAGATGGCATCAGATGCTGAGAAGGCATCAATGGAGTATGGGCTGTCTGTCGGTAAGGCGATAGAGTCAGAATGGTTTAAACGAACTAGCGGAAACTCTTGCAGATACTATGACCAGGCCTTTGATTTTCATCAGCTTAGGTTGTACTCTCGTGGAGAACAATCCATAAGTAAATACAAGGAGGGGATGGCTATCGATGGTGACCTATCTTACCTTAACTTAGACTGGTCTATCATACCTATCATACCTAAGTTTGTTGATATCGTTGTTAACGGTATGAACGACAGGGTATATTCTATCAAGGCTGAATCACAAGATATATCATCCGCTGAGAAGAAGAACTTGTTTCAAGAAACTGTAGAGCAGGACATGGTCGCTAAGGACTTCCTTATGAAGGCCAAGGAAAGCTTTGGTATTGACGCGTTCAACGTGCCACCAGAAGAATTACCAGATACACCTGAGGAGCTTTCTTTATACATGCAGCTTAAATTTAAGCCAAGCGTTGAGATTGCCGAAGAGGTTGCTATTAACACGATATTTGAGATGAATGAATACGCTGACTCTATCAAGCCAGCTATTGATTACGACATCACCACGATAGGAATTGGTGCTGCAAAGCATACGTTCTTGCCAGGAGCTGGCGTACAGATTGAGTACGTAGATCCAGCGAACCTAGTTTATAGTTACACGGAGAAGGCAGACTTCTCAGACATCTACTATGCTGGAGACGTTAAGCAGATACACTACACAGAATTAAAGAAGATTGATCCTACAATTACGGATGAAAAATTAGAAGAGATTAGACGCTACGGAAGTGCGTGGTATAATAACTTCACAATCATCAGTCAGCTACAGGACGACCCGTTCAGTTCAGAATTAATTTCTGTACTTTCTTTTACCTACAAGGTAGACAAGAAGTTTGTATGGAAGAAGAAGTTCTTAGAGAACGGAGGAGAGAGAGTTATCCAGAGAGACGACTCGTTCAATCCACCAGAGTCTGAAGAAGAAAGATTCGAAAGAGTTGAGGCAGTTAAGGATGTGTGGTACGAGGGCGTGATGGTCCTTGGTTCTAGCATACTACTTAAGTGGGAGATGCAGAAGAACATGGTACGTCCAGAGGCTGCTAGCCAGAAGGCGTTATCTAACTATGTCATCTCTGCACCAAGGATGTACAAGGGTCGTATCGAGTCATTGGTTAGACGGATGATTCCATTCGCTGACCAGATACAGTTGACACACCTTAAGTTACAGCAGGTACTATCTAGAGTAGTTCCAGACGGGGTATTCTTAGATGCAGACGGACTTAGTGAGGTTGACTTAGGAACTGGCGCAGCGTACACACCACAGGATGCACTTAAGCTATTCTTCCAGACTGGTTCTGTTGTAGGACGTAGCTACACTGGAGACGGTGAGTTTAATAACGCACGAGTGCCAATCCAAGAGTTAAACAGCTCAAGTGGACAAGGTAAGATGCAGGCACTTATCGGGGCTTACAACTACCAGCTGAACATGATACGTGACGTGACTGGACTTAACGAGGCTCGTGATGCGTCTACACCTAACCCAGATGCCTTGGTCGGTATCCAGAAGATGGCGGCACTAAACAGTAACACAGCTACAAGACACATACTAAACGCAGGGCTATCTATTACTAGAAGACTTGCTACATGCATATCACTTCGTATCTCAGATATTCTTGAGTACGCAGACTTTAAGGATGAGTTCGCAATGCAGGTTGGTAAGTACAACCTTGCCATACTAGAAGACATTAAGAATCTATACCTACACTCGTTCGGAATATTTATCGAACTAGAGCCAGACGTAGAGGAGAGAGCGCAACTTGAGCAGAACATTCAGATGTCACTACAGCAGCAGTCTATCGACTTAGAGGACGCTATAGATATTAGAATGATTAAGAACCTTAAGCTAGCTAACGAGATGCTTAAGGTTAAGCGTAAGAAGAAGCAGAAGGCGCTTGAGGATCGTCAGGATATGCAGTCTCAGATTCAGATGCAGATGAACATGCAGTCGCAACAAGCGGCAGCTGAGCAGAAGCAACAGACCGCACAGATTGATTCCCAGGCTAAGATTGCTATTAAGGAGGCTGAGACTAACTTTGCTATCCAGTTGCTTGCAGCTGAGGTTGCCAGTAAGAAGGAGTTGATGCAGATCGAGTTTGACTACAACATGCAGTTAAAAGGTATAGAGACTGACAACATGATGAAGAGGGATACTAAGAAGGAAGACGCTAAGGATGAGAGAGTTAATAAGCAAGCTACAGCTCAGTCTAAGTTAATTGATCAGAGAAAGAACAACCTTCCTCCAGTAGACTTTGAGAGTAACGAGGACTCACTAGATGGGTTTGACTTGTCTGAGTTTAACCCTAGATAATAGGGTATTAGTTTTTTGACTAATTTTGTAGTATCAATGGCAGAGAAGAAGAAGACAGCGGCATGGACACGCTCAGAGGGTAAGTCAAAGAATGGAGGATTAAAAGCCAAGGGTGTTGCTTCATATAAGAAGGAGAACCCTGGATCAAAATTAAAGATGGCGGTTACAAAGAAGCCGTCAGAGTTAAAGCCTGGTAGTAAGGACGCCGCACGTAGAAAGTCATTCTGTTCCAGAAGTAAAGGACAGATGAATAAATTTCCAAATGCTGCTAAAGATGAAAATAGTAGATTAAGATTGGCTAGAAAAAAATGGAATTGTTAAAAATAAAAATATGCCTTCAGTAAAAATAAAAATAAATTGTTGTAATTGTAATAATGAATTTGAAAGAGGTAAATATGATATTGAAAGAACTTTAAAAAATGCTGGAGTAGTTTTTTGTAGTATACGATGCGGAAAAGAATATAGTAATAAAAAAATATTAGAAAAAGGATTTTCAGAAAATAAAGTTTGTTCTAAATGTAATATTGAAAAACAAAGGACTAGTATTTTTTTTCCAAAAAACTCTAAAACTCTAGACAAATTTGATAGTTGGTGTAAAATTTGTAGAGGTACATATAGAAGTGAATTTAGAAGAGGAATATATAGATCTATGATTTCTGATAAAGATTTAGTAGAATTAATAAAAACAGAAAGTTGTACAATATGTGGTTCTAAAGAAAAATTAGTAGTAGATCATTGTCATGAAGGAAACTTTGTTAGAGGAATGTTATGTAATCATTGTAATAGAGGATTAGGTCATTTCAGAGATAGTCCTCTATTATTAGAATTTGCAAAAATGTATTTACAATTTTTTAGTGAAGAAAAAGAACATAAAGATGAATTTAGTGAATATATTAAAAAAAATTCATAGGGTATGTAAGAACCAATGAAGAAACCAGATAAATGGAATTGTTAAATTAAATTAAATTAAATGAGTGATTTTAAAATTAGACTCGTAGACGGTAACGAATCGTCTATGGCAGAAAGAGAAGCGGAAGTTATTAAGGAGGCTGAGATTGCGATTGAGGATCCTATTGAAGAGCAGATAGAAATTGTAGAAGACGTACCACTAGTTGCTGCGTCTAACGAGATAAATGACGATGTCGTTCTTTCACATATTAGAACAAAATACAACAAGGAGGTAACCAGCCTAGATGACTTGTTCCAGGCAAGCAATGAGCCAGAACAGTTAGACGCAGAGGTAGCAGCATTCCGTAAGTATAATAAAGAGACGGGTAGAGGAATCGATGACTTTGCAAAGTTAAGCAGAGACGTTGACAATGTACCTACAAATAAATTGCTATCTGAATTCTACAAGGATAACGGAGACGACGAGGAAGAGGTTGAGTATAGACTTAGTAAACTAAGCTATGACGAAGACTTGGACTCTGACGAAGAGATCGCAGATAGAAAGATGGCACTAAAACAAGAGCTAAAGAAAGCTAAGCAGTACTTTAATGAGCAGAAAGAAAAATACAACGTACCCCTTGAGTCAAGGGAGCCGTTAATTCAAGAAGCTGATAGAGAGGACTACGAAGCCTACAGAGCAAATAAGACCAGCAATACTGAATTGCAGGAGGAACAACAGAAGAAGTCGCAATACTTTGCTGAGAAGACTAATGAATTGTTCACCGATAAGTTCGAAGGTTTCGGATTTGATATCGATGGGGAAAGAGTTGTCTACAAGCCAGCAGATGTTAACGCTTTGAAAGAACAGTCTACATTAAATAACCTAATCAGTTCATTCTTGGACGAGAACGGTTTCTTAAAGGACGCTGAAAAATTCCACCGAGCAATGACTATAGCTGCTGATCCTGATAAGTTCGCAAAGTTCTTCACAGATAAGGGAATAGCGAAGGCTACGACTGGATTCGAGAAGGATGGAAAGAACATAGACATGGTTAGAGGTGGATCAACTCCAGCTCAGAAGTCTAGTGGGATCACAGTTAAGGTAGTAGACACTGGTCAGAATAATACTTTTAAAATTAAAAAACGCTAAAACAAAAACAAAATGGCTGGAATTCTTAACGTATCGCCAGGAGTTGAATTAACTCCTTCATCGGTACAATCAACATTACAAAACAATTACCTAACTGACTTCGATTTCTTGAATCAGTACCTTCCTGAGACTGACAAGAATGAGTTCGAAGGATACGGTAACCGTACAATCACTGGTTTCTTGCGTAACGTAGGAACTGCTGAAATCCCTTTCGCTTCTGACTTAATTAAGTGGTCTGAGCAAGGTCGTTTGCATACAAAGTATGCAGCATGTTCAATTACTTCTTATGCAGTTGGTAATGTTACAGCTGTATTAACTGTTACTGATGCTACAATTACTGCTTGTAACTTTAGAGTTGGTCAGGTTGTATTCTTGTCTCACAATGCATCAAATACATCTGATAAAGCTATCATCACAAATGTAACTGGTTTAACATTTACTGTTGCTTACTATGTTGCTGCTGGTGGTACTATTCCTGATACTGGAAATGCAGATATCACTGCATTCGTTTACGGTTCTGAATTTAAAAAAGGAACAGGTGGAATGGTTGGATCTTTGACTCCAGAACCAAATATCTTTGACGTTAAGCCAGTAATCATTAAGGATCGTTTTGAGATCTCTGGTTCTGACATGGCTCAAA